AAAACCTAAACTTTCACGAACTTGATTCAATCATTACTCGTGTTGGTCAAGATAGTAAGATTGTTTTCTGTGGCGATGCTGCACAAACTGATCTACAAAAGATTAGTGAGCGTTCTGGAATCCTAGACTTCCAACGTATCTTACAGAAGATGCCTGAGTTTTCTTTGATTGAATTTAGTATTGAAGACATCGTTCGTTCTGGTCTTGTCAAGTCTTATATTATTAACAAAATTAATCTTGGTCTATGAAGTTGTTTAATCATGTGGGACTAGATCCTATTGAAATGTCTGCTGAAATGGTGGATGGTAAACGTATGTATCTTACACCTGAAGGATATAAGTTTCCATCTGTTACCACTGTGATTAGCAACAATAAAAATAAGGTGGCAGGCATTGCTAAATGGCGTGCCCGTGTAGGAAAAGAAAAAGCAGACAACATCTCTCAAAGATCTACTAGTAGAGGGACTAAGTATCATTCCATTGCTGAAGACTATTTCAATAACAATCTTGATTTAAAAAAGTATAGTAAATTTCCACTTCCTGTCCTAATGTTTCATCATTCTAGAGATATTCTAGATCGCATAAATAATATTTACTTACAGGAAGCAGCGCTTTATTCCAAACACCTGGAGTTGGCTGGGCGTGTTGATTGTATCGCTGAATTTGACGGCGTATTATCTATTATTGATTTTAAAACCGCTGCAGAACCCAAGCGTGAAAAATATCTTTACGATTATTTTGTTCAAGAAACTGCATATGCTTGTATGCTGCAAGAAAATTACGGGTTGAGTGTTAAACAACTTGTAACTATCGTTGCTTGCGAGAACGGCGAAACTCAAGTCAAGGTGCTTCCACCTAAGAAAGAATTCTTTATGAAGTTAATGAGTTACATCGCGGAGTATCAAGAACGATATGGAGAAAAAACAATTATTAGAGGATAAATTTATGACATCTGCGAGATTTTCGCAGGAGGTGGAGAAGATTGCCTTGCACAATCCTGATATGAATTACATTGATTCGGTTATCCACTATTGCGAATTAAATGAAATTGAAATAGATAATGTGTCAAAGTTGATTAGCAAACCTCTGAAGGAAAAACTTCGTTACGAGGCACAGCAACTCAACTTTATGAAAAAAACAAGTCGTGCCAAATTAATGCTAGTATGAGCTTCTTTCAATCTGAATTCGTACGTGGTAACATCCAAGAGATGATGGAACTACAGCAGTTTTGTTTTAGATCAGCGATGAACTTTGTTCTTCTTGATGAAAAAAGAAAACTTGATTACTTTGAAAAATTAGAATTGCTAATTGAAAAGCAAAAAATATTTCATGCTCGCATCAAGCTTAGTGACGATCCAGAAGCTGTCTCTGTACTTGAGACAATGAAGCAAGGTATTGTTATGCTAGGTGCTACTCCAGGAACTACTGTTGAACAAATGTTTGATGAACTACTGGAGAAAGTCCGATTCATGAAGGACAAACTTCAAAGTGGCACAGAGGATTGACGCCCGACTCTGTGCCTGTTATAATGACTGAGTGATAGGGCATCACACAAACCAAATCCAAATTTAATCTAAGAAAATCCTATGTCTTTTGCAGATCTAAAGCGTAAATCTCAGAACAACTTCTCGTTCCTTCAAAAAGAACTTGAAAAATCTGCTAGTGGTAAGAACGTTGACGAACGTTTCTGGAAACCAGAAGTTGACGCTTCTGGAAATGGATATGCTGTTATTCGTTTCCTCCCAGCACCAGATGGTGAGTCTATCCCATGGGCAAAACTATATTCTCACGCCTTCCAAGGACCTGGTGGTTGGTATATTGAGAACTCTTTGACTACTATCAACGAGAAGGATCCTGTTGGTGAAGTAAACCGCAAACTCTGGAACAGCGGTAGTGATGAAGACAAAGAGACTGCTCGTAAGCAGAAGCGCAAGCTTCAGTATTACAGCAACATCTATGTCGTAAAGGATCCTAAGCATCCTGAGAATGAAGGTAAAGTGTTTCTTTACAAGTATGGCAAGAAGATCCATGATAAGATCCTCGCTGCTATGCAACCTGAGTTCCAAGACGAGACACCTGTTAATGTCTTTGACCTTTGGGAAGGTGCTAACTTCAAACTGAAGATCAAGAAGGTTGCAGGTTACTGGAACTATGATTCTTCTGAGTTTGATTCTGTCTCTGCTCTCAGTGCAGATGATGATGACCTTGAGACTATCTGGAAGACTGAGTATTCTCTTGAAGCTTTTACTAACAAAGATCAGTTCAAGACCTATGAAGAACTTGAAGCACGTCTAAACCTTGTGCTCGGTGTTACTTCTCGTCCTGCTACTCGCCCTAGCGTTGACGATGAAGAGTATGAACCATATCCTGATCCATCTCCTGTTGCTACTGGTGGGTTTAATGATCCTGATATCACCACTCCTTCATCGTTTCGTCAACAGATGAGTGCACCATCTCCTGTAAAGCAAGAGGCAGTCGTTGATGATGACGATGCTCTGTCTTACTTCGCTCGCCTTGCTGAGGAGTGATGAAATACCTGAAGGTATTGTTTCATCCAGTTACTCAGTTTAACTTGTTGATCGTGGGGTTCCTGATCTTTGTACAGGGACTTCACATCAATGCCCACTATACTATGAGCACAGATGTAAATAGTTATGTTCGTGCTTTTTGCAAACAAAACTTAAAGAAGTGTAAGATCATTATTTCAAATTTTGATTGACAATTCCATAAATCTGGAAAAAATTTTTCCGCAAAAAAATTGCTGAAAAAGATCAACCAGTTTCTTTTAGTCTCTGGTTGATATAGTTTCCAGACTTTTTATACTTATTTTGTTTTCTAAAATCATCTACAAACGGTTGTAGATAGTTTGGTTTAAGAAGATAAATTTCTCTCTTCTTCTCATTCTCACTGGTAAACCACTCAGCAATGGTAACGGGACGACAAATCTCGTTACCATTTTTTGTAACTATTGATCCGTTGATGTTTAATTTTTGAGTGCTATTATAGAACGTTTCATCAACACGTAAACCTTCTACATATTGACCTATTTCATAGGTTTCAT